TTAATGCGCAATAGCTGCTTGCTTTTGGTACCAACTTTGAATTTCGAACAGCATCAGTGTAGTCTGAGATGCATCCTTACTAAGTTGTTCACAGCTCTCTATTGCCGATACTCCTTCGGAAGTAAATACATTGTTGGAGCTGGCTGAAGCAGCTCTTGCGGCATTACTGGAAAACTCGGACAAATTGCCTGAGCTGACTTCATATTCGTCGAGCATCCGCTCAGATTTAAAAAAACGATCAGCCAAAACAACCGACTTCTTGCTGTAGTCATCTGAGACCTCCTTCGATATTTGGTTTTGAACTCGAGCCACATCGGCAGCGTGTTGCTCTTGCTTTGCTTGTGCGATTTGCACGGTTTGCTTCTCAGCATCCCATTGGCGCTGCAGACGGGATTTCCCCATCTGCAGGCCTAGTAAGAACGCCATGAGAAGCAACAGTCCCTTAAGAAACAAGGATTTATTCAATTCGAGGAATGCATGAATCCAGCTCATACTCCCTCCCCGTCCAGCGAGGACAAGTTGTAGGAAGCAATCAAACGGTTGAGTTTGTCGGCATAGTCAGGGTCCGTGGCGTAGCCTGCTTTCAGAAGAGCTCGCGCAAAGGTCTGTGCCGAGATACACAGGAAGCAGTCTTTGTAGCGAGGGTTGCGTTTTAAGAATGCGGCGTGATCATCCACACTAGCCTGCCATGTCGGGTACTTGCGCCACTTAGCGGGAACAACAACCCACTGCCCTCGGATGAACTCCTTGGTGTCAAGCGTCACGGTTTCACCGCGCCACAAACTGTCTGCCTTAATCCCGAACAGGTTATTGGCCGTCTTGGTGAGCCCTGACTCTCCCCAGCCAGACTCGAGTGCCGCTTGGCTCACTGTGATACTGGCTGGAACACCCGCAGCCTTGTGACAAGCCCGCGCGGCAGGCCCAATGAGGGCAATGAAGTCTTGTGGTTTCACAGCATCTCCTTCACTTCTTTGGCTACTTCATCAATTGAGGCATCGCGGCGCTCCGCGATGAAGTTAAAAATCCACCGCACCAATGCCCAACCGGGCAAGCCGCAGGCAAAGATCAAACCGCCCATGGCACACAACCCCACCGTTGAGAACGCCCAGTGGTGAAGCTGGAAATACTCGATCGTGGTTGCCCCACCTCCAATGCTTGAAACGACCGTACTGATCAACCCCACTGTCCACTCGCGCTTATCGCGAGGTGGTGTCATGAGCATGACCACGACTGCGGCAAGCGTGGCACCACTGGCTGCTGCAGCAGCCGTTCCACCAAAGGCTTTGTATGCAGCGGCGGCTCCGGCCACTCCGCTGCTCGTAGGTTCTGGCATTTGAATACTCCCAAAAAAATACCCGCCTGAATCGCTTCAAGGCGGGTTGTGAACAACTCATTCGTTTATGTTTGATCGGCGGTATGAACTGCAGGGCTTTCTGCAACGCAGGTCACCTCCACCAAATCAGCTCGAGGCTTGACACTCATCACGCGTGCCATCTGGGCCCAGGTCTGCCCCACCCCAAAAGCAAAGTGCGTTCGCTCCTCACCTCCACCGGTTTGGATATCAATGCTCGGCGCCTGTTGCAAGACGGCATGCCTGTCAGTCGCACCGCGCGTCACACCAATCGGATCAGTGACTGAACCATCCAAGCGTCTGAGCGCGATGTAGTGATTTGCCCCCACCAGCCAAGGCAATCGTTCAGAACAGAACAAAACCTTTGATGTGCCATCCCAAGACAGGGACTCACCACTTACACCCCAGCTGGGCATGTCATGGCTGATGGCCACCAAGTCGCCGTAGGTTGGAATGAGTCCTTCGAGCTCAGTCCTAAAAGTGATGATCCGTCTGCGGTACCGATTGGCTGCGGCGATGTACATTCCCTCACGTGCTGCTTGCGACCTGTCGGTACAACCAAAAAGCTTCAAGCGCGTAGGTTTGGACAAAGTGGAACCAGCAAGTGCAACCGTGATCTCATCAGGCTTCCAGCTCTTGGGGTTGAAGTATTCAACTGTGACCGCATCCGCAGTGGCATCGCCGGGCATCACATACTGAATCTTCAAGCTGCTGCGAACGATGTTTCGGGTGGAGAACAAGGCCACAGGGATGGTCTTGGGCTCATCTCGAACAATGCGCACGATGCCGCCTTGCAGGAATGGCACTGCGCGCCCCGCTCTAGAAATCTGCCCCATGGCATCCCAGACGGTTAGGTTCTGGTCGAACACACCATTGAACGTATCGCCACGCGCAGACCACACACCATCCAGCCGAGTCAATGCATTGAGATCAATCTTTGCATCAGGCAACCCCGCCCCATAACTCGCGCGCGCTGCATCAGCAAATGCCCAAGCAATCGAGCGGGTGACTTGAGGTGCACTCCAGCCCGTGGTCTTTGACCAAACGGGGAGTTTGCGCGTTACCAAGCAGTTCACTAAGCGGGATGAGCGCTGTGACAAGTTGTCCGTTGCGCGCATGCGCAATGCCAGCAAGGTCAAATCAGAGGGCAATGTTGGATTGACCAGATAGCCTTTAGCCTGCCCCCACCGAAGTTCATGTCCCGCACGGGTGCTGGTGTCTTTGCTGTCTAGCCTTTGAACACGCACCTCGTAGCGACCTGTACCCACACCATATTTGTAGGTTCTGCGCTGCGCCGTATTGGTGGCTGCCGAGTAGGACTCATCAGCAATATGAATCCATCCAGAAGTGGCATCACCGTCATCGTTGATGGTTCTTGCCTCAACCCGCCATTGAACGGTTCGGCTATCCAGTGTTCCGCCATCAGTCGCGTAATACAACCCACGCATCATCACAACATCGATGCCAATCTGATTGACTTGAGTGCCTGCGGGATTGAGGGCGAACGGACCGATGATGCTCCCGCCTGTATCGGCGACTGCAATCAACTCCTGCCCAGTCACTTCAGCGGCTGTCACCACATCGTTGTTGAACAGGGTGTTTTCACCGCCCGGCTCAATGACTTGCGCCTGTACTTCTTCAAACGATGCAATCGGACTATCATCAATCGACAGCTCTTCAAACTGAAAGTGCCCAATGCCAATCACATGGAGCTGATGCAGGTACTCCTCGTTGTCGACGTACTCCGTGTAAGGCATCGCTGCCAAATCCGGATAAATCAGATGCTGACCGTACACGACAGGAATCGGCTGCGACAGTCGCCCATAGTTACCTCGGGCCTGCAACGAATAAGTAGGACTTGGGGAGGACGAACTCGCAGTCGCATTAGGCAGGCTCTGATTGGGTAGCGGCACCAACGCGCTAACGATGATGGAACCCGTCACGGCAATCGCGGTTGACGCCACCGAAGTAGCCACAGCCCCTGAATACCCAAACGATGCAGCCAACTCCGCGCCATAGGCATTGGCCACAACCAACACGGCAATCATCAAAACCGTCTGCAGAGGGTTCTTGCCGCCTCCTCCGCCCCCCTGGGGCAATGACACCAGTGCGATGACATCGCCAGCATCTATGGGGGTCACACCACGCTCGGCCATCAGCACTGGCTTGCCATTCTTGAGCACCAGCGTTGGTTGCTCAAAAACGATCTGCTCTTGGTTCATCCATTGACTGATGGTTGGATTTCCCTGAACGTGATGGATATCACGCTCATGGGGATCGAACGGGTTTCGAAGCCAAACTACGACACCGTCATTGCTGCTTGGCATGGATCACCTCGAAATGCATAAAACCCTTCGACACGCCAGCCATGACGGTCTAGCGCCCACAAGTCCTGAAACACCACACCCACCCTTTGCGCGCAATGCAGCACGCCACCACCATCAATGTCCAGCCAAATGCCGACATGCACCGGATATCTGGACTGACGCATCAGCACAGCATCCCCATGCTTGGGGGCGGAAACGCGCTGCCAGCGTTTACGCTCGGGGTGATCGTTGAATGTCTTGAGCACCACACGCAGACTCAGCGCATCCACAGGAATAAGTGGAAGCTCACGTCCGAAGTGCTTTCCTTGGACCCATAAAAAAAGGCCCCAGCAGTCAAATGACTCGGGGCCTCGCGCACCTGCTATCCATGGACGACCTATGTATCGGTGCGCCCAGTAACCATCAGTTGGCTTCATGTCATCTCCGTCACCGAGCCAATCCTGGGAATTCCGTCGCGGTGTACAGACGCCCCGGAAATGCTTTGTTTCCGATATCCACCATTCGAGCTCTTGCGCTCACACGCATCACATCCGCTTCCACCTCGGTCAGTACCAGCGTGATTGGAGGATCCATCTGTGGTCCTTCCATATCGTTTGACAAATAAGGTCGATAGGTGACTTCGATCGAAGCTTCGGACTCAGAAGCCGCATCTAAGTGTTTGACGATCTCGCGTGAGACGTTATCCAAGGTCAGCACGACCTCAGGAACCGGCGCGATGTCTACAGGCGGCAAATCCAAATCAAAGCCCATGGCCACAAACCTCACCGTCTGGCTTGGGTTCAACGGGGCTGAGGGTTCGAGGCGTGCAAAGAGGTCTTGTTGATCTCGCACCACCCGAATGGCAGTTGTCACGCCCGACTCGTTCTTAAAGTCAGGGTGACGCAGCTCCAAGGTATGCAAGATCACCACATCTGAAGGTGCGCTCGCGTACGCCTCCTTCAACGCATCACTCAATGTCACATCAGGCATGTTCTACCTTGATGGGGATGACACGACGCACTTTCGCTTCAGAATGTTCACTGACCAATCCGAAGATATCGCGCCGCTCCTGCGGGAAATCGCCCTCGATGTAGAACGGAAAGCACCCAGTGAGGAACTCGACGCCAGCAGCCAAGAACGGCACGTTGTCAGCGTATGAGGCATCACATCCTGTCGTCCACAAGGGGCCATCCAAGAACATGCAGGAGCCTTTGCACAACTGAAGCACAGGACAGTTTGAACAACCGTCTCGCTTACTCCAATGCGTGGCGCTGCGCATCTTGACTGCTTGAAGCTGAGTAATGTGACCAATCTTGTGTGACTCGCCGTTTGGAGCGGCAGCCGCTGCACTCACGTTTTGGCAGGTGAGCACATTGCCGTTCAAATCAACCGCTAGGTTGTCGGTACGGTCCATGCCGCACTTTTGACCCAACGCACTGGCAGGACGGCCTTGGGCCACAGACTCCACAAAGTCCATGACCTTCTTGCGCCCGATGTCGAAATTGGTCACAGCACCTGCGCGCAACTCTTTGAAGGCATAGGCACTGAAAGTGATCCGCTCGCCTGAAGTCTGAAATGTGGACGCCAGCCCACCCTCGTCATACGGGTCAATGAATGCGCCCTCGCCGATCACCACGTCTACACCAAAACGCTCACGCAACCAAGACTGCACATGCGCGCGACTCGGATTGTTTGCATGGATCATGGCGTTGATGCTGATTCGTCCCTCAGGCTTAAGTCGTGCGTACAGATCAAAAATGGCAGCGCGCTTTTGAGGGTTGTCTAAAGGATCAGCACCTCGGGCGTGATAACCCGGACCGTCGTGCGACAGCCCCACAGAGAATCCCAAACGGTCAATCCATGCGTTCTTGTCCGCATCCAACAGACTGCCATTGGTGATCATGCTGAAATGAGCTTTGGGGTACATGGTGCGCAAACGCTCAGCCAGAGGTTTTAAGGTTTTCCAATAAACCAGCGGCTCACCGCCCCAGAACTCAATGCGCTCTGGAGGTTCAATCAGCGCGTCTTCCAGAGAACGTAAAAACGATTCAACATCTTCTGGATTGGTTTGATCCGCGTGAGGCACAAACCGCTGTGAGCAGTAAGTGCAGGCGTAGTTGCAAAGCAGGCCAAGGCTGATCTTGAGCACGCGGACATTTCCCTTGCGACCGGGTTGATCTTTGGAAACAACAGTCGCATCGCGCCAAGCGCGTGTTTTGACGGGAACGACCGATTGGCCGTTACTCCACACAAGGCTCGAAGTTTGGTTGTTGTAAACCAGCAAGTCCTCTGATCCATCAGGTTTGAGCACATAGATACGGAACTCAGCCATGGATGCGCTCCACTTTGATATTGAAAAGAATGTTCATGAACGGGTGCTCCCCAAAGTAGGGTTTCTGAAAATGAATCGCTCTGGCATCAAACGCAATCAACAGACCGCGATGAGGCTTGATCCAGAACTTGGATGGGGACTCCCAAGGCATGAGCAACCCAGCAAACCCAGACGAGCGCCAGGCGGGGTTACAGATGGCAAAACCGTTGGGAGCGAATTGATTGACTTGCGGCATCAACCTCAAGTCATCGTCAAGTTCGGGGCCGAATGGGAAATAGACAGCCTGCACATCACATTCGTCTTCGTCGTTGTGCGGCATGATTTCGACGCCACTCGCACGAACGACCTCTCGCCCTTGCACATGCACCACTCGCCCGTTTGGACCAAGTAGCTCCTGTACTTTGGATAAAACGGCTGCCTGCAATGTCTGGCAACGTGGGGAATGACCGTCAAAGATGTTGTGGTCTTTGCGCTCCCAGATCTGATCGCCTGTTTGCATACGTGCGTTCAACTGCAAGAGCTCTTCATAGAGCCCTTGATCAAACACCGCATCCATTCCAAGTGACCAGATCCCTGTTTTAAGAGGGAAAAGGTCAAGAATCATGGAACGCTCACCACCAAATCATCGGTACCGCTGAAGTACTTGAAACCAACTTTGATCTTGACTTGGGTGCCTGAGCTCATTCCATCTGTTTTAAAGACAGTGCTCCCTGCGCCATCAACTGTCATCACGCGACGGTCACGTAAGAACCCAGCGGTTGAATCCAAATAGACCTCTGCATCGTGATGGGTGATTGGCTGGCCATCAGGCTCTTCAAGTCTGAAATTGACAACCAGACCTTCATCTGTTTCAACGCTGGGCGTGAATCGCACAACTGGCAAAGACTCCATACGCGCCAGAGCCAGAGTGACGCAAGGCTCTGCATCGATGTCGCCTTGTGTTTTGACAAGAACAGGATCGAACACATTGAAACCAAGCAACCAGTCTGTGAGTTCCGATGTTTTGAATGGCACCAAGATGTGGCCAATAGGGTGAGCCTGAACCACAGTGGCGTGATAGGCCTGTGCATCCATCTTGCTCGCCATGGTGGCTACGTACAGGTTAGGTGTGTGATCAAAGAGGCTCGCGCGCGCGCCTTCTGAGGCCCATCCCTTAGGGGCATACAACATGAAGGAAGCATGGTCACCGAATTCAGCGTGCGCCTTGAGTGTTTGCAAGTCCAGAGTTCGTTCATAAACGCCTTCCTCAAAAACGCCCCAATCCCCTCGCCACTCAGTGATCAATGATTCATCAAAGAACTTACCGCCGCTTTCATGGTCTCGAGTTGGATCTCCGACAAACTCTCGCTGCATGACATTTCGAATTCGAAACGAAAGCACGGAGCCGTCGAGCATGACATCCAGTGCAAAGGGTGTATTTTTTGTTGTGAGGTGAAGTTTCATGTTTTCACCCCTTAGCAGCAATTGCAATCGCAGTTGCAGTTGTAGCGCGTGCCATACGCCCCCAACCGTAAATTACCACCGTTATCAAACAGGGTGATCAGGTTGTAGTAGTTGTACGGCGCTTGATCACCACAGTTGTAGCAGTTGTCTGTGATTTGACAATTGGGAGCCCCTTGCCAACCAGATGAAGGATTGTTGTTCACACGCACGCAATTGGTTACGTTGTAGAAAAAGTAGTCATGCAGCCAGCCATAGTTGGCCGTCCACATGGAGCCACCGTTGTTCATATACATATCCCAGTTGCCATCGGATTTCAAAAATCCCATGAGCCCTTGGTTGTGATGAAACGAACGCGTGCCCCAGTCCGTATCGACCATATCGATGTAGTTCGCAGTGGATGCAACTTGCAAACGTGGAACAGACAAGGTTCCCGTCATCGTGTCGCCTGCTTTGTTGACCTTGGTAGACAAGTCCAACGCTGCTGTACCCGCTGAAGTCACTTGACCTTTGTTGTTGACCGTCACAACGGGGATTTGTGAAGCTGACCCATAGGTTCCAGCAGAGACACCCGAGTCTTTGAGACCTTCGGGTGGGATTTGCGTAATAGGCACAACGGCCTCCTTTCAAAAGAATGCTCTACAGATACCGAACCACAATGCGCACCCCATTCAAGGGAGCAGATGTGAACCGCAACGTTGCGCCGCTATTGACCAACACATAGGCGTCTAGCGAGTCTTGAATGACATTGGCCACTGTCACCATGAGCTTGGTCACACTAGCTGCTGCTGTGGAGAGCGCAAAGTCCGTGGCACTGCCATTTCCCATGAACACCTGTGGAGCAACGCTTGAGCCCTGCGCACTGGCTGCGGCAGCTTGTGCCTGCGTGGCATAGGTCTGAGCGTTGCTGGCTGAAGTTGCGGATGCTGTTGCACTGGTCGCAGCGCTTGTGGCCGAAGTCGATGCCTGAGAGGCAGATGTGTTCGCTGCACTGGCCGAACTTGCAGCGCCAGTTGCAGAGCCACTGGCTTCTGACGCTTTGGTTGTGGCTGTTGCCGCAGAGGTTGCAGCATCAGAAGCTTTGGTTGTAGCGGTTGCAGCAGAACCAGCAGAGGCAGAGGCAGAAGTTGCTGATGCAGATGCAGACGCACCCGCGTTTGTCGCCGACGCTAATGCTTCGCTTGCTTTGGTAGTGGCGGTCGTTGCAGAACTCGCCGCAGCACTGGCAGAACCTGAAGCGTCAGACGCCTTAGTCGTAGCAGTTGTGGCTGAAGCGGCAGCAGACGACGCAGACCCAGAAGCATCGGTTGCCTTCTGGGTTGCTACAGCACTACTCGCAGCCGCTGCACCTGCGTGGTACTTGGCGGAGTATTCCGTCGAACCCGAAACCGTGCCAGTCGTTTTCGTCGCCCACTCTTGCGCTGCAGCGGCACCCGACTGCGCCTCTTTGTCCAGATACCGAACACTAATGAGAACGCCATTGCCCGGCGCTGAGCTGAATCGAAGCGTGGTCGTCGTGGGCGTGGTGTACGCATCCACTGGCGCTTGCTGCACACCTGCGACCGTAACCAACAAAGCGCCCGGGTAAGAGACGCCACGACTGATCGTGAAATCCGTCGTGACACCATTGCCCGTGAATGTCTCTGCAGGAATGATGGTGTTGGTCGTCACCGCAGCAGCAGAACCCGCCGCTTGCGCCGCCCAGTACTTAGCTGAGTAACCCGTCCCATCCACCGTGGTGACGGTCTTTTCTGCCCAGTCAGCCGCTTTGGTTGCTTGCGTTTGCGCAGAGGACAGAGAACTCGCTGCACTTGTCGCACTGGCTGAAGCAGCACTGGCAGATGAAGCCGATGCGTTTGCACTAGCCAAGGCCTCCGAAGCCTTGGTCGTCGCTGTAGTTGCAGACCCCGCTGCCGCGCTGGCGGATGTGGCAGCACTCGTTGCGCTCGTTCCAGCATTGGTCGCTGAGGTTGCCGCAGCCGTCGCACTCGTAGCAGCATCACTCGCTTTGGTATTGGCAGTGCTTGCAGAGCCTGCAGCCGCACTTGCAGATGCGCTTGCGTTGGTAGCAGATGCCGCAGACGCAGTGGCCTGCGTTGTTGCCGTAGTCGCTGACGATGCTGCACTAGTCGCAGAGGCGGCACTTTCCGAGGCTTTGATCGTGGCAGTACTGGCCGATCCAGCCGCAGCCGTGGCACTCGCCGCCGCATCACTTGCTTTTTGACTTGCCGTCGCGGCAGATGCCGTGATCGACTGCGCGTAATACTTCGCCGAATAATCGGAGCCACTGACAGGTGCACTGGTTTTGGTTGCCCAGTCTTGCGCTGTACTGGCACTCGTTGCAGCGGCTCCCGCTGAACCAGAAGCACTGGATGCACTGCTTGAGGCATCAATCGCTTTAGAAGATGCAGTACTGGCTGAGCCCGCAGCAGCAGTCGCCGATGCAGCCGCCCCACTAGCAGAGCCGGAAGCCGCACTGGCTTGTGTCGTCGCAGTTGCCGCAGACGCCGCCGCATTGCTTGCAGACGTTGCAGCGTCACTGGCTTTGGTGCTGGATGTGGAAGCAGAAGATGCAGAAGCCGCAGCACTGGTTGCAGCGGCGGAAGCCGAAGCACTAGATGCGCTCGCACTACCCGCTGCCGCTTGCGCTTGGTATTTCGCTGAATACTCAGCACCCTGCACAGGCCCCGTGGTCTTGGTAGCCCAATCCATTGCAGCTGCAGCACCTGTCTGACTTTCCTTATCCAGCATCCGCGCAGTGATGCTCACGCCATTCAAGGGAGCCGTCACAAACCTCAAGGTTCTAGAGTCAAACAGCGAATAGGCATCCACGGGTGTTTGCAACACACTGGCAACCGTGACCTGCAATGCACCGGGATGACCCACCGCGTAATCAAGCGCAAAGTCTGTCTGTGTGCCGTTTCCCACCCATGTTTTGGTAGGAATCACCACTGCACTGGTAGCAGCATCCGCCCTAGCCTTGACCTCTGCCAGCGTTGCCGCTGCGTCCGCTGCTTTGGATGTCGAGAGGTTGGCACTGCTAGTGGAAATGCCCGCTTGCCTTGTGGCCTCCCCCACCTGAGCTGTGAGCTCTGTACGTGAGGCAGCCAAGTCAAGTTCAACCTGATGGATGGCCTTGGCCACCGTTTTGACAGGGCCACCTTCGGTGACCACATCGGTCTGATT